TGATAACGATATAAACATCTGCTAATGAAACTACAAAAGGTAACAGAAGTAATACAAAAATTTGCAAGACAGGTTGTAACAGAAGCAAAAGCAAATGCAAGTAAAGATAAAGTTACAGGCACTTTAGTAAACAGCATAAGATCAAAAGAAAAAATTACATTAGGCGAAAGTTTAATTACATTTTTTATGGAGGGTTACGGCAAATTTGTTGATGCTGGTGTCGAGGGTGTAAAAGGCGGTAGAAGTGAGGGCAAAGAATTATACGGAAGAAAATTTAGATACACATCAAAAGGTGGCAAAAGAGGTTTGAAAGGTATGCCACCAACAGGCCCATTGGACAAATGGGTTGTAAGGAAAAAAGGTTTAAGCAAATTAGTACGCGATAATAGAGGTAGGTTTATACCGAGAAAAACATTAGTTTTTTTAATTGCAAAAAGCATATTTATAAAAGGTTTACAACCATCATTATTTTTTACACTACCATTTAAAAAATATTTTAAACAACTACCTGATCAGTTAGCGAAAGCATACGGAGAGGATTTTATAACAGAGATAAAAATAATAACAGCAAAAAATAATGGCAATATTTAAAATAAATATTAACACACCAGTATATATAAAGGTAGCAAATGATGGTGGCGGAACAGAAGCAAATGCTCTTGCTGACTGCAATCTCGATATATCAATATATACAGGTACATATCAAACAAGCCCAAGTTTAACTTATCAATTAAGGAAAAACGAAGTTTCTAATAATAATTTTGTAATATTTGAAATTGGCGAACTGATCAAAGATTTTATTGAATACAGCTTTAGTGGTTCATTTGGTAACAATGGCCTTAATGTTTGGGTTAAAACAGTAGCAACCCCAAGAAACACAGCCGGTACTGCATTAGATGCAATCACAACAAATATGTTAGCTTTTGATGGCGTTGGATATTTTGAAGATGGTTTCACAACAGAAACACAAACCAACAATAACACAACACTATCATTAAGTACATTCAAGGGAAGCACCACAAAATTGATGTCTAACGATACTATATTTAGAGAAAGTCAAGAGATCTTGAAAATACCTGTGCTAGCTAATTTAAGTGTTAATTCAGGTGCAGATACATTAACAGGTGCAACTACAGTTAATTTTAAAAATGGTAGTACAACAATATCAAGTGTAACAGTTGGAACAGGAATTGACACAACAAACACAGCTATTGAATATGCAACAAGTACAACAGCTAGTTTAACAAGTGTTGACGTGGTTACAGGCGGTAGCACAGAAACAATAAAAGTAGAAGAACAAACTTGCCAGAAGTTTGACAATATACCTGTCATTTTTGTTAATAGATTTGGGGCATTACAGCGTATAAACTTTTTTTTAAAATCGATAGAAAGCATAAATATAAATAGAGAAGAATATAAGGCAAACACTCTAACAACCGGTGCTACATATTCGATAAACAATGCGCAATATAAAACAAGAAATATCACTAGTAGAGAAAATATTATTTTAAACACAGGATATGTAAATGACAGCTATAATCAAGTTATAGAAGAACTATTGATGACACCAAGGTGCTGGATATTTAAAGACAACAAACATCTGCCTGTAATTCCGGAAAATAAACAAGTAACTTTTCAGACGAGTTTAAATGACAAGCTTGCAAACTATACTATAAATTTTAATTTTGCTTTTGATAAACTTAACACCATACGATAATGAACCAAGTAGGTTTAGCAGTACCAAGCATATTATTAGATAGCCCAGATCCAAATCCAGATATTTGGAATTTAACAGATACATTATGGGAAAATACATTTAGAATATGGAATGAAATAAATTTAATCACCGATATTAATTTTCAGCATTTAGATTTGTTTGAAGATGAGCAGATCACACTTACACAAACGATTCAAGATATTCGTGACATAAAAAAAGTATTTACAGATTTTAGTAAAACATTCAATCTACCGGCAAGTAGTGTTAACAACAAATTATTTAAACATTATTATCGTAGAGACCTAATCAGCGATGCGATTCCAAATGGTATATTTGATGCCAACTCGAAACTTGATGCTATACTAGAATTAAACTACAAACCTTTTAGAGCAGGATACATAGTTATGAATGGTGTAAAATTAAAAAATAATGTACCATATAGTTATAATATAACTTTTTATGGGCAAACAATACAGCTGAAAGATCGTGTAAAAGATAGAAAACTGAGTAGTTTAGATTTTTCGCAATTTAACCACGACTATGATGTAACAAGAGTAAAACAAGGCTTAGAAAGTTTTGTATCGGTTTTAAATGGCCAAACAGTATCAGTACCTCATATTATATACCCTTTGATATCACACACTCAAAGATTTATTTATGATAGTTCAAATGCTCAAGGCGGTGTTCTAACAACACAGGCAAGAAGCGATACAACAAGAAACTTGTTCGCTAGTGGTAATCAGTCAGATTCAGGTTCAGGAAATACAGAAAGATTGGGTGCAACAAAAGGTTTTCAGTTTACAGATTTAAAACCAGCAATAAGAATTATTGATATAATAAAAGTTATAGAACAAGATAACGAAATAGATATTAAGTTTACTGATGATTTTTTTAAAGAAACAGGATTTTTTTCAAATTTATATATGTGGTTACACAGAAACAAAGGAGAAATAGGGGTTACACCATCAAATGAAACAAGCACAAATTTAATTGTAGTAGACAAAATACAAAGCTTTACAGGAGATGTGTTAGAATTTTTTGACAACGATATAACACAAAACCCACAAAATAGCTTTACAGGTTTTATGCCGGTTTTTGATGGTGGTATATTTAGATTCCAAACTTGTATTTTAAATCAATTTCAAAATATTGAAAAAATGAAAATTCAATGGGTTGTGACCCCATCGGTAAATACAAAAAAATTTACAGCAAGATTCAGAAAAGCAGGTACAAATGAGGTGGTTGCAGAGTTAGCGCACGTATCAGGTACAACTAATACTATACTTGAATTTGAGTTTGAAAATGAGGGTTTATCTTTGACAAACGAGCAGCATAATATTGAGTTTGTTATTGAAACAACAGAAACAAGTTTGAACTTAACTTATGGTATGACATTTACTAAAATATTAATTAAAGATCAGCAAACACCAAGAGAACTAACCATTAGCGCAGGTAACATTTCCCCAGATTCTGTTGTTGACACTATTTATATATCAGATCAAATACCTGATATGAAAATATTAAATTTTTTAACAGGTTTATTTAAAACATTTAATTTAACTGCATTTGTAGACAATGACGTGTCAAGCAGTACATTTAGTCAAATTAAAGTTCAGACATTAGACAGCTTTTATTTAGGTGGTGCTACAAGAGATATAACTGATTTTATTGTAATAGATGAAAGCCAGAGTGACTTTAGCGTACCTTTCAACGACATTGAGTTTACGTTTGAAGATCCTAAAACTTTTAGTGCATTTTTCTATAATAAATTAAATTCTAGAGAATATGGTGCTGTTAAAGCAAGTGATACAAGCGGTAGCGGTAGAGATCCAAGATTAAACAGGGGTCAAGATTATATTATAAAAGTGCCTTATGAAAAAATGCTTTTTGAAAGATTAAAGAATAATAATGATGGTCTAGATACAAATATAGGTTTTGGTTATTTTGTGGACGATAATCAAAGTCCAACGATTGGAAAACCTTTATTATTTTTAAGAAAAAATACAAGCGTATCATCAACTCCTATACAAATGTTTAATGGCGGTGGTGTTGGAACACCTGATAGTTTAAATACTATAAACCGGCCTACAAACTTTCAAGAGGGTACAGCAAGTGTACTATTAACAGTTGCCAACGAAGGTAGCAGTGTTACATTTACTTATTTAGACACCAATAATGCTACTCAAACAATAGTGGTTGCAGATAATTCAAGTACAACAGTAAACAATGTAATAAAAAATAGTGTTTTTGCTAGTAGCGATGTTGATACAGGCGGAACGATAACAATAACTTATACAACATCATCCGATAGTCAAACATTAAATTTTAGCCAAGAAATTAATCCTTTTGTAACAGGTCAAATAGATGAAAACACTTTGTTTAAATCATTTTATAGAGAATATATAAGTGATATATTCAGCTATAACAGAAGATTAGTAAAAGTTCAAGCAATTTTGCCACAAAGTTTTCTTTTAAATTATAAATTATCTGATACTATTGTTATATCTAATGAGGAGTTTATTATTAACAAAATAACTACAAACCTACAAACAGGAAAAAGTAGTTTAGAATTACTAAATAAAGTATGATTATTAACATTTTAGATTTGTTAGAGTTTGCAAATGGGGAAACTGAGAATATTAGAATAGCCCAAGGCAAATACAAGTTACCGGAAAATATTAAGGATGGTTATAAATTATTAAAAAAAGAAATTAAATGGCAACACCAGCAAAAATAAATGTTTCTGTAAATGCTCAAAAAGCAAGAGAAGAAATAAAACTGACAAACGATTCGGTTGAGGAATTAACGCTTAATGTTGCTATACAAAGACAAGAACTAGCTAAAACTAACCAAAGGGTAGTGGAATATAAAAATGCCTTGGCAGAAGCAGGGAGTGGTAGCGAAAAAATGAGGTTTGAGTCAAAATTAATAAGAGAAAACCAATTACTAGAACAACAAAGGGCAGATTTAAAATTTTTAAAAGATGAATTAAACGCTGCAAGGGTACAAAGAAAATTAAACACAAAAGCTGTAGGGGCAGGAACAATTAAAGCAGCACAATTTAATGAAACTTTATTAAAAAATAGGGATATAACTACAGGTTTAAGTAAAGCAACAGGTGGTTTATCTTTACAAGTACAATCATTTGGTAAGTTATTTATATCTGTTGGAAGAGGAATTCAACAATCTACAGCAAGTTTATCATTATTTCAAAAAACTCTTATTGCAACAGGTATTGGTGCTGTCGTTGTAGCTGTAGGTTTGTTAGCTGCAAATTTTGAAAAGGTTAAAAATTTTATTACAGGGGCAAATCCTGAATTAGAAAAATTAGAGGAGACAACTAAGAAATTAGTAGAAACCTCAGGAGCAGAAATTACACTTTTAGAAAAACAAAAAGAGCTTTTAAAATTACAGAACGAAAATACAGATGAGGTTAATAAATTGCTTTTACAAAAATTTGAAATACAAAAAGGTAATCTATTAATCCTATTAGATGAATTAGAGGCACAATTAAAAATTGAAAAACAAGAAGCAAAAAGAGTTACTTTTTTTGAAAAAATTAAAACAGGATTAAAATTTTTCCTTGATACTGAAAAAGGTGTAGAGGAAGCTGTCAAATCTATATCTGATGAAAATGAAAAAACCTTAGAATTAACTGAGAAAATTCAAGATACAAGAAGTAAAATACTTGACTTAGATATAAAAATTGTAAAAACAAACAAAGAAGAAACTGAGGAAAAAGAAAAACAAGCAAAAGAATTAGATAAAATAGGTAAACTAATAGCTGATAATATAGTAAAATCAGTTGGAGATGAGTCAAAAAGACAACAAGCAATAAAAAATGTTAGAGATAAATTTAGAAAATTAAATGAAGATGCAGAAGATAAATCAGCACACGCAAGGGCGTTAAGACTAAAAGAAAGAGGATTAAAAGAATTAGAGGATTTAAAAGCAACAGATGAACAAAAGGCAGAAGCAATTAAATTTTTTAATGCACAAATATCACAAGCAATTATAGATGATGAACAAAGTAGAGCTAATAAAATAAAAGCTATTGAGGAACAAAAAATAGCAATTAGAGAAAAAACCTTTAATACAGCAATAAGATTAGCAGGGGAAGAAAGCAGATTAGGTAAAGCCCTTTTAGTTGCAAAAACAATATTAGCTGCTAAAGAAAATATAATGGAAGTTAAAAAAACACTTATTAAGGCACAACAAGCATCTACAGAAGCAACAATAGAAGGTGCTAAATCAGGTAGTGCCATTGCACAGGGTGCAGCAGAAACAGCCAAGGTTGGTTTTCCACAAAATATACCATTAATAATAGCTTATGCAGCACAAGCAATAGGAGTTATAAGTGCAGTTAAAGCGGCAGTAGGAAAAACAAAGGCAGTAGCAGCAAGTGCAGGTGCAAGTGGTGGCGGTGGATCGGTTGGTATTAATGTTCCACAAATACAAACCTCAGCACCAAGTTTTAATATTGTTGGGGCAGCACCTGAAAATCAATTGGCACAAACCATCACAGCACAACAACAAAAACCTGTAAAAGCATTTGTCGTTGCAGGAGAT